GTATATTGGATTAGATAGACCTTTCCAAATAGAAGATCTTATGCTAGATGCAGTGAATGCTAACCAATTAGAAAGATTAAAAGTATTAGTAGACTTTGCTATTGAAAATGATATCAAACCTACTTGTGGATCTTTCGGAAATATTAGAAATGGTTCTGCATTTAATGAAGCTGTAAAATACTCTTCTTTAGATTTGGTTAAATATATGATGGAACTAGGAGCTACTGCTGATTGTTATGATAACTGGCCATTCTATAATGCATTAAAGCATGGTAAATATGCTATTGCTAAATATTTAATGGATAATGGCGCAGATCCTCATCAAAGGGAAACAGTTGGTAAGATTGCTTTTAAGAAATCCTTATCAGAAGATCTTACTGAAGAAGATAAACGAGCTCTTCCATATTTTAAAGCTCTCTATAGTGTTTGAGAAGAAAGTAGTGAAAATTAATGGCTAAACTTCCTTATTTCTGCAAGCAAGAGAAAGAATCTATCTTATTCTCAGCTAAAGGAAAAGAAATGGTAGCATACGTTCCAGAAAAGTATTTCGATAGAAATATTGCAGAACAAGAAGGCGACTATATCAATATCATGGGTATATTCAATTATACTGTTCAAGATATCGAAACTGGTAAGAATGATGGATTAAGAATGTTTAGATTCCCATCCATGTTTGCTACTAGACCTTATGAAGTTACTAAGGTTAAGAAACTTAAACTAACCGCTAACAGCGATCCAGAAGATTATCGTATCCTTAGATATAGAGATGATGATCAAATCATCGTATCTACTAAAGTTATTCAATTCGTTGGTAACTGTGAAAAGATGCTTAACCTTTTCTTCATGCTTGGTTATGTAATTAATACAATCCCATATCAAAATATTCAAGATTTGGTTATTGAAAATATGGAAATAAATGGTTCTTCATATGGGATCAATAACCAAATGTTTGGCTTTGCAATTTCTGAAGTATGTAGAGCAAAGAATGATGAAACTAAACCTTTCCGTTTATCAGGCTCAAAAGATATGAATGCATATAAGTCCATGTCTCTTCGTAATGTATCTAGACTTATCTCTCCATATACAGCATTAATTTCTGAAGACTTTGATGAGTCTGTATTGGCTGCTATGATGAATGAAAATCCTAAAGATACACCATTAGAAGAGATTCTAGTAGGCCAAGAATAGCAATCAAGCTGGAAGGCTCTAGAATAACATTATATTAAATCTGGGGGCCATTTTTTGCTATGTGTCCTAGTCATTATAGTGAATTATGATAATCCTTAGGTTCTATATATATAGAATCACTAATAATCATTGATTGTAATGATTTCAAATTATTAGTTTTTCGAAAAATTAATAACTTTTTTATTTAATGAAAAAGGAGGAACTCGATATGCCAGCTCCTGGTGTAACTACCATCATCGATGATCAGTCTGATATTCGTACCTTTACGGATATTGCTGAAGATACCACTGACCGTCCGATATTTATGGTCGTAAGTTCTGCTGATAAAGGTCCTGAAGAATGGAAACATAAAGTTTTCGGTAGTGAATTCTTTGATTTATACGGAAAAACTCCTTCTTACTCCAAACATGGTCAACCTTTAATCCAAGCTGCAAATATTATTAATGCTGGTGGCTACGTTACTTTCAAACGTATCGTTGCTACTGATGCTACTCTTGCAAATATTGGTGTAGTTGCAGAAGTTAAGAACGAAAAGAAACAAAAAACAAACGACAGTGGTCTTCCATTGTTTACAAATCCTACAACTAACAGACTTACTACAGATGCTAATACAAATGGTATTGCGAATATTCCTGTATTGGAAAACTTCGTTAAAGTTACTTACCGTTTGAAATCTGTTGCTTCTGATGGTAACGATATTAAAAAATTCGGTAAAATCTTGAAAAACGATTTCGGTCACAAACATGAAATCGGTGAAGATGACGAATATGTATTGTTCTTGTTAGCTGACAATGGCCGTGGTGCTTCTAATAAATCTTTCCGTATTTATTCTGACACTACTAGCTCCCATCCAGTTTCCTATGTACGCTATTTCATCGACATCATCGAAAATGGTACTACATTAGAAACTCTTTCCTTCACAATGAATCCTGACGTTGTTGAAAGAGATAAAAATATGGCATTGTCTAATGCAATCCGTATGCAATCTAAACAACTTCGTGCTTTATTCTTTGATTCAGAATATGAAGCATTCGTTAACAACGTAGGTTACTTGATTGGTGATGACGAATTCAAATTTGCTGACGTATTGTTCGGTACTGATTTGAATGGTCGTGATTACAACAACTTATCTGTTGACGTTTCTGATGGTGTAAACCTTTCCAACGTTATGGGTATTAGATTACAAAACGGTTCCAATGGTTCCTTTGGTGATCGTCCTATTAACGCTAAAGAATATGAAGCAGAATTGATCAAAGCTTTCGACGGTTCTTACTCCGATGATATCTATGATTTGGACAACAACCGTATTGACTGTATTTTCGATGCTAACTATCCAAAACCAGTTAAACGTGCTATTGAACAATTGGCTGCATTCCGTGAAGACTTTGTATACTTCCGTGATATGGGTCTTAACGTAAACTCCATTGAAGAACTTCGTATTAAAGATTATGAAAACGCTAAGAATCGTTATTGTGCAACATACATGAACTCTTACGAAATTTATGATCCTTATACTAAGAAACAAATTCCTGTTACAGTTACTTATGACTTGACTCGTTTGTTTGTTAAACACTTCATCAATGGTCGTAACCGTCCATTCTGTGGTCAAAAATACGAAATCATTATTCCTAATGATTCCTATGTTGAAGGTACATTGAACTTTGCTCCTAAACATACTCCTTACGTTGACCAATTCAAAGAATTAGATGATATGCGTATCAACTACTTATCTTTCTATAATGGCGACGTATTGACTATGAACTCTGAGTATACTTCTCAAACTCGTTATACTCAATTATCTTGGATCAATAACGTTCTTGCAGTTCAACAAGTAATCAAAGCTATTCGTGAACTTTGTCCTAAGATCCGTTATAGCTTCCTTGATGGTGATGATTTAACTAAGTACAAGAAAGACGTAAACGATTTGATCGTTAATCGTTATTCTCACTTATTCTCTTCTTTCGAAATCGAATATGTATCCAATGCATTGTATAATTCCAATAAAATTATCTATGCTTGCTTGTACGTTAAATTCCGTAATTTCGTTCAAACAGAAATCTTTAAGATTATTGCGTTGGATTAATAGGAGGGTAATAAATAATGTCTAAAGAAACCGTAAGCAATATTTTTGACAGTACCCTCGACCCTCGCGATGTAACCAAATATACATTGATGCGTGGTGTAACAGACTTCACAAATCTTCAACAATTTGATTTGTATGAAACTGGGTACTCCTTCTTGATCTGTCTTGATATTCCTAAATTCTTGACAGCTCTTAGAAGCCGTAACAACACTTATGATACATTGATCCGTAACTACCGTCATATCCTTGAATATGAATTCCGTGGTGCTCAAGGTATCGAAGATATCAGTGCAGAAACAAACCAACTTACAAATGGTATCACTGATCTCAACATCATTACAAAAACTACTGAACAAGGTGGTACTTCCTTCAGCATGAACTATTACGAACGTTCTGGTTCTTTGATTACTAAGGTTAACGAATTATTCATTCGTGGTGTAAAAGACCCTCGTACTCAATTCAAACGTTACAATGGTTTGCTTAAATATCCTGAATATACAGGTAAAGACAATGCTGGTCTTACAAAAGGTTACCAATCTGAAATCTTCCATTTCTTATTGATTGTAACTGATAACACTGGCTTGAATGTTGAAAAAGCATACATCCTTGCTTCTTGCCAACCAAACGTTGCTAATACTTCTATTTACAACGTAACTCGTGGTGAAATCAACTTCTCTGAAATTGCATTGCAATTCAATGGTTTCCCAATTCCTGGTCGAATTGTTAACCAACGTGCAGTGGAATTCTTGGATTTCATTAACAAACATACTTGCTTCGATGAAATGGAATTCGGATACAATATCCTTAACAAATCCTTGCATCCTGAAGCAGCTGTTGAAGTATATGCTGGTTCCTCTGACGCTACTGTGGCAGATTCCCCAACATATGATAGCATTGTTAACCTTAAATCTACAATCTAAGATTAATAACTCACAATCTATCCCTCTATACCGTTTCGGCGGTATAGAGGTTCTTTATGTCAAACTGATTAAATAGTATCCCTGGTACATTACAGTCC